GACCTCCGTCAAGGTTTATGTCGCCGCCGGTGATGTTGATGTCGGAAGCTTCGATATGACCCGTGTCCAAGTTAAAAGAAAACTTCCCGGTCGGCGACGAAAGGATATCCGTCGTGATATAACTCGCGGAAATCTTGTTTGCGGCAATGCTTCGGATAACCGCGTCACCGTCTTTTGATACACCGTACTCCCAGTTCGGGGATCCGTTGTTCCAGCCGTTATTAGTCCAGGCATAACCACCGGCGTTGCGGCAGTAGATAGTGTTGCTTCCCTCGAGCGTAGGCTTGTCGTGGTAATAGGTTATAACCGCGCCGTTGCTGTCCGCTTTACGCGTGACATATAAGCCCATGCTATTTGCGATGGTCTCGTTCAGCGCGAGGGTCGCCTGCTCAAAGTCGTTGATTTGCGCCGCCTGCTGTGCGCGGGTCTGCTCGAGTACCGCCCGCTGCTTCGGTGTAAACGCGCCCATTGTGGCATATCCCGACTGCGTTGCCGTTTCGCCCTTGCCCTCGAGCTTCGTGCAGCGGTTCTGTGACTGCCACTTGACATTTGTCAGCACGACCTTTTTCGTCCCCTGCGCCGTCTCAAACTTCATAATATCAAGCGGTCTAAGGTGCGGAAACGAGTGCGTAGTGCAGGACATCGGAGTGTATGTAAGACTGCACCGTGCGGTTTTAAGCTCCGTTGCCAGTGTGCTGAGATTCATATCACTCTGCGCAAGAAGATTGCCCTCAATGTTAAAGGCATAGTCCTTTGTGCCTGCGAGGTATTCAGTCTTGTTCTCGTCGTTTCCGACGATACGCACCCCGGAAAACACGATGCTGTTTTCGGCGAAATCGGTATTGCCGGAAGTAAAACGATCCGAAGCTTTTATCACCGTGTGCTTGGCATTTGTCGCATACCACCCGCCTGTCAGCTTGCCGTCATAGTCAATATACAAGCTCACGCCCATGAGCTCCGCAGCCCAGACAAGCACCTGACGATAGGTCAGGTTGTCCGCCTCCGGGCGTTTCGGTATCGACACACCCCGATGCAAAGTGTTCGTCGGAAGCTTCTGCGACACCCCGCACTTTGTGCAGGCATCGGCGACTATCTGATACAGCGTTGCAGGATAGGCAAGCTCAGTATCATAGGCTCGGTTAAACTTCGCCATGCGGTCATAAGCCGTTATTTTGATGCTCCGGAGCTTGCGCGGAGGGCTGTCCACCGTGTAATAGCCGATAGGCACCGTCTCCGTTGTCGAGCCCGTTGAAAAGCTTGTAGTGACATACAGTTGTGCGCCCTCGAACACCTTGTCGTCAAACGCGCCGTCGGTATTCTCAAGAGTAAAACTCAGCTCTGACATACACGCCGAGCCCAAATCAAGCTTACTGCCCGTGACGCTCGACCAGTCCACCGTTACCGCGCCGATGATGTCCTTGTCGGTGATATTAAATGCCGTGCCCTTGGTAGGCGTACAGAGGATATTGACGGACTGCACTACATCCTCTCGCAGAGCCGCAAGCCCGGCAGAAGTTATTGGATACATGACATCACCTCTCTACGATTTTAAAACTTACATTCTCCCAACGGTTCAGTGTACTGTTGTACATAGGAGACGATCTATCGCCCACATAAAATGTTTTCGTCACGAAGTCCCCCGCCGTCGGAGAAAGATAAGTGATTGATATGTACTCTGCCGAAAAAGCTGCTAAAATAGCCTTTAACTCAATCGTAGTGGGATAAGCCCACTCAAGAGTTATCCCGTCTACGGTTCTTATTTTTTTCTTATGCATGAGTCCATCTTCGGTACGACCCGCATCAGAGGCGGAAACATCAATCTGCTCCCACTTATACTGTGATGGACATTTGACTGTTTTACCACCGACCGATTTCAAGGGATTCATGCCTGCTGTAAAAGCCATATTGATGTTTCACCTCCTTATGCATCTACCGGGATAAGAGTTCGTCCTGCTCTAAGATTTGCGGCTTTTATCTCTTCGATAACATTTCCGGCTCTGTCGACTACTTGAACGATTATAGGAGTACCGCCGTCGCTTTCAGCCATTGCATCACGCACACCGCGATATACGCCGTTCGCAACACCTTCAACTATCTGCTGATTGTTAACAACAGTGCTTCGACCGCCCATTGTACCGACAAGCTCGGGTCCAGCCTCACGAGCGACGAAAAGCTGTCCCGATGCAGGGAAACCACCGGAGGCATAGGCTTTCAATTTCAAATCGACCGAACCTGTACTACCAACATTAATATCTCCTTTTAGTGTCGGGAAGCGAGCACTTTTGAAGCCATTGGCAACTGCTGTTCCGAGATTTTTTCCGAAATTATAGCCGTATGAATTGGCGACATTACTCGACAAAGAATCCTTCAGGACAGATTTAATTGCCTGGGCAAGCTCGGAATTTTTAGAACTGATACCCGCGACAAGACCGGTTACTAAATTCTTACCTACCTCTTTCATGTTGACAAACATACCATTAGCAAGAGATATATTGTTACTTTTGCCGGTGAGCGTCTCAATCCGCTCTAAAAGAGTGTAATATTCACCCATAAGCGATATCGCAATACCCAATTCAGGATTTGCCTCGCGCAACTTGTCATTCAGTTTAACTGTCTGCGTTCTCTGTTTATTAACATCTTTTGCCATTGACTCTATAGGGTCTTTTAAAAAGAATCCTATAATTGTATCGACCGTACTCGCAAATCCCGCCAAAAGACTACTCTTTGAGTAATCGACAACCTTTTGCGCAAAATCTTTCATAAATTCCGTAAAACTGCTCATATCCTTTGACAGCGACGGTAATTTACCATTAAGGTCTCGCAGCGCCGGATATAACTCATCACCTAAAGATTTGGCAACTATAACAAGTTCAATCGTAAATGCCACAACAGCACCACTGAGTTCAACCAACAACCCAGTACCAAGACCGATAGCTACCGGAAGCAGCCCAACACTCGCGACGGTCGCCGCTCCGAGCGCAGCGGTAACAACGCCAATACCAATAAGTAAAGCCGTGCCCAGACCGATACCCTTAGCTATGGTCTCTCCGTTTTCAAGAACGGGCGCCCATGCATTACCGATCTCATCAAGACCTTTGCCTATCGCCCATATTTCGACAATAAACAGACCCGTCGAAACTCCAATCAGAGCAAGCATCGCGATACCAAGACCCAAATATGCAACAAGAGGTGTACCAACACTGCCCAACAATGCCGTTACCGCACCTACAGCAGCCAACACACCTACACCGATTCCCATTGCGATAGCCACTGTTTTTCCGTTCGCAATCACGGGTTCCCAGGCTTTACCTACTTGTTTCAGCATTACTCCGAGTCCCCATACAGCACCGACAACTAGTCCAGCCGCAACTGCTACCTCGGCAATAATGACAAGCCCCCAGGCAAGGTCTTTAGCTATTGACTTTAATTTTCCATTCAATGCCGAAGTTCCCGCATCTCCTACCTGCGTAGCAGTGGTATTTGTTCCTTTGATTTGCGAGAGAAGTCCAAAGAAATTGACCACACTGCTTGTTATTTTCCATGCAGCGATGGCAAGACCAATTCCACCGGCTATTCCAAGTATCAATTTGAATTTTTTGACAAGTTCATCGGCGCGCTTAACATCAAGCTCGTCGGTTACGAATTGATATTTCGCAGCAGTACTACTCACTCCGCTTGCCGTCGCGGAAGTTGAATTATCATCGAGCTTATGTATCTCGTCAATACCGAGAAGCGTCTTCTTTAATTCTTTTGCGGCTTTCGTTGCTTTACCCATACCGTCAGCGAATGTCGTAGGATACTTAACCGCATGAGTCCATTCATTAGACCCCGACAGCCGACTGAATACCATATTTATAGCGTTAAGAAGCTCTACGAACTTATCTATGGCTTTCTCGACAAACGGTACAAGCATCGTGATTATGGGAGCTGCCGCTGCACCTATACTGTTTTTCAAATATAGGTAACTCGTTGCAAGAGAATCCATACTTTTCGCAAAACTTGTACCCATCATTTGACTATAAGCATAGACGTTTTGAACGCCCTCTTTAAATCCGCTGGTAATAGCCGAAATAATGCCGTTAAGTGCTCGATATGTTATTCTTTTTTTGATAGTGGTAAATAGATTTCTAACTTTGCTCGTTATTGGATCAAAAGCTTTTCCGAGCTTCTTCAACAGTCCAGTCGCACTTATTGTTTTTTTCGTTGCTGTATCAGCGGCAGAGGCAACATTTTCTCCCGCCTCACTCGCGCGTTCTGATACTTGCGCGATAGCAACACTTGCGGCATCAGCACTTTCGGTTACTCCATCAAAGTTGACATTCCCCTGACTGATATCAGAAACATTCAATGCTGTTGCCGGAATAGTGTTTTGAGTCTCGACCTGAGGCATTCGAGCCGCCGAAATATTTGAGACGGCACTCGATATATCGTTAAGCTTTCCGGTATCCAAGTCCTGTATACCACGAACAGCATCTCCGATATTAGTAATCTCTTTTGCTATCGTTTTGGAAACCTTAATACCATTCAGGCTCGAAATTGCCTCGCCTATCTCCCGAAGTTTATCCACGGACTTAATACTGTCTATGGTCTTTTGCAGCGCCTCTATAGGCTTTAAAGGTTCGGATATAGATTTATTTATTCGACTCGTAACGCTGTCTATTTCCTTGAGCAGTGAGATTACCTTGTCTATGCTTTTTTCGGCAGAATACGAATCTCCTACAATTTCTATTTTAAGATCGTCAATAACATCTTCCATTAGCTCTCACCTCCTGCAAATCTCAAATTAACTCTCTCAGCCCAATCGGAGACAACACTCATTTGCTCCTTCATGCGTTTTTTCTCAGCTCTTTCTCTCTGCTCCCGTGCCTCTTTATCAGTAAGCGGTAAAGGTTCATCGAGATACGGTAGAGGCTTCGAGTCTTTCGCCATAGGATTGAACGCAGGTGAAACGGAACAAAGCGCTCGATAGAAATACAAGCCCTGCGTCCACATTTCCTGATTTCGCTGAGCGAGTTTTAATTCGTGAGCTTTTTGATAGCATCGGGGCAACGTACAATCTCCGTCCCAATATTGTTCAGGAGTCATCCCGATTGACATATAGTAGGGTAAGTCTTTCTCAAACTGCTCACTATAATTAAGGGGGACAAGCTGTTTATTCAACTCGTCCCCCTCTATGGGAAGCAAGTTATTTACCCGTTGCTCGCTTCCCAGTCCACGTTTCCCTCATCATCTTCAGGGTCTTTCATGAGATACTCCATCGGCTCGCAGTACATTTCAGCGAGCTTGTCATAGAGCTTGTCCTTGTCCTTTACATGAAGCAGAATGTCCTCGACAGTATCTTTCTTCACAAAAGGATGATGTGCCTTGAATGCCCCGGCAAACAGTTCAGAAAGAACCGAAAGCGGTTTGCGTGAAGCATCGGCAAGAACGAATCCGCTCTCTTCAAGCATCTTCACCGAACGCCTCGTAAACTCAAGAGTGTACGGTGTACCCTTGTATGTGAGATTGATTGTAGTAGCCATTACGTCTCCTCCTTACGCTGAGACTTTTGTGATTTTCGTGCTCGCGGCTACAGTTATTGCCATTTCAACAACACTGTCAACGCCTGCACCCTTAACATATACCGAAAGCTGACCCTTGAAATTGAACTTACCCTTATCGCCGGAAGGTGTCAGAGTTCCGTCACTCTCAGTACCGCCAAACCAAACAGCAAGGTCAAGTTCCTGACCTTTGAGAGCATCAAGCGTTGCGAAATCTTCACTAGAATAGTTCGCAGTAAATGTAAGCGCATCAACCTTCTGAATACCCATGATGTTTATCTGCATCGGGTCAGAAAGAGTCGTTGCATCAAGCATATTAGGGTCGCCGCCGAGATCGGGAAACTCTTTAATATCAACAAGCTTCTCGTATGTACTACCTGAAGAACCTTTCTTCATAAGAAAGGTTTTATAAGACGAAATCGCCATATGTTACCTCCTGTATATTTGTTTGTCTTTTCCTACTGTTGCTTTATATCTGACTGTTATCCGATACTTGGTAGCATCGTCCATCGAAACAGGTTTGCGCATCGTGCGGACAAAGCCCTTTCTTATCAAAAGCTCGTCCAACACGGCAAATATCTCTTTGCATTCCGACTTCTGACGATTAACCTTGTTTGAATAAATATTGACTTCGTACATGACGGACGAGTGATTTTCAACACCCGAATTGTCAATCGACGCCGTGTATGTGTAGTTGTCCCCCTCTTCAATGCTGACTGATGGGAACTCAGAAGGGCTCAGAACCGTCTTACTGTAAACAGTAATGTTCGGGAATTTTGCTCGAAGAGCCGCAGATACGAGATCGCAAACCTCATTTTCGATATCAGTCATTCCCGAACACCTCCTTCGCTATTGCCCTTACTTGTTCTCTCATTTCCTTGCCTGCATCGTACATCGCACGGGCAGGGGGATTACCGTGAGTGATAACAAGACTTCCTTTGTCGTTCTCCTTTACCACTCTTCCGTTCGTCCCCGGGTTGCCGTAGTACCCCCAACTATCCTGTGAGCCTTTCCCTTGACCGTATTCACCGCGAACCATACCCATCTCCTCGGCTTTAGGGTGCTGCTCCGTGTAATGCACACCTGTACCGAACTCAATGAATTTGACCACGCTGCCGCTCGCTGTAATAACAAGAGTGTTATCGTCTATCCATTCAGGCTCCCCTGACACGACGACATCATTCTCGCCGTCATACTGAGCGGTTCTGAATGCGACATCGGCAACATCTATACCCACCTGTGCGAGATGCTCTAAAAACACATGAGTTTTTCCCTCAAGACTTTTTTTATAAGCTTCGAGCTTGCGTACTGCTTTCTCAAGACCGGTGACTTTGATCCTCACGAGACACTCACCTTGCTTATTGCAAAAGAGATACTGTTGAGAGACTTTGCAACTTTTTTGACGATATAATCAAAGAGAAGATTCCCGTTTGCATCATAAGCCGGAAACTTGTCGACGCAGAGAACTGTATTTTCATCAATAGGACAACTTATATCGTCCGTCACGATGACCTTGTCGTACTGTATGGAATTACCAAACTGCTCTACTTGCGATGCGCCTGAAGCAGCAGATACATTTGCCTGCATCTCTACAGGGTCGGAATACAAGACCTTATATTCGCCTGTGAGGTTTCCGTCCTCATCGGTTATCTGTTCTTTGCCCTTATAGAGTGCATAATGCAGTGATGTTTGATTTCGTTTCAGGCACTTCATTCCCTGCCTCCTGACAAAACAGCAGCACAAGGAAGAATGTCCTTGAGCATTGATTCGGGCACACTCGCACTTTCATAGCTACGGCTTATTCCGTTCTCGCTGTGAGAAACCTCACCTTCGGCACCCCGTTTATTAAGCAGATACGACGCTATCTCAATCTGTCTTGTGTGATACTTAACAGGCACGATCCGCACATCGCTTTTGAACGGGAACCGTCTCTCAAGAATTTTGTCACCGGCAAGTTTGAGGTAGGCGTTCAATATGTCCTCAGAGGTTTCCCCCGTCATGGATTTCAGCAATATAATTTTCTGTGCGTCGGTCATATCTCGCGCCTACCTTTCTTTGAATTGATTCGATTAACCGCCTGTACTTGCCGTCTCTGTAGTGACCTTACCGCCTGCAATAAATACCGAGCGGCTGTATGTAGGCGCGGTGAAGGTCGTTGCAATCTTAGTGAACTTGCAGTGATACCAGTCCGGACCGTGGTCAAGACCAAGCTGACCGAATATCTGATACTTCTCGCCTGCGCCGGTCTTAGCCAGCGGCTCAAGGAAGAAGTTGCCCTTGTCGGGAACGGGCTGATTGACCGGACGAATAACATCAAGGTCAAGAAGAAGTGCGGTGCCGCTCGGCAGGCACTCGCCGAGATAAAGGTAAACTTCACCGATAGGAGTGATAACCTTAGAAAGCTTGATACCGTTGATATCTCTTGCCGCCGGAACGATGGTAAGACCGTTCTGAATGGCATCCGCGTTTATCTGGAACATGGCAGTAGCATCGCACCAGAGGCACAGTCCATTGCTCGGAGCATTCGACTCGTAAACCTTCTTAACGCCGTCAGCGATATCCCAAAGACCGAGAGCCTTGCTCTTCATGTCAACGGTGTTCGTGGTTATAGCAGTGACAAGACCGCGAGTCTTGTTGATAGTCGCGTCGGTTGTAGCCTTGTTGTACACACCGTTGATGAAGGTGTATTCGATATCACGAGCAATCTTCTGCATCTTTGCCGCAACCTGGAAGTCAAGCTCGTTTATGGGATTCGCTTTCTGATCGGCGACATTAACGCCTGACAGAGTACCCATGTTCGACTGCTTCGCATAAGAAACGCCGACGCTCTCCTGGAATATCTGGGTAATGTTTGTCTTCTGTGCACGAGTAACAACGCTCGCGTCGGGGGCGGTAAGAGACGCAGTCTCCGAAATAGCAGGCTGAGAACCTGCACCGCCGCCGGTATACTCCTGACCGACCACAAACTCGCAATGGTTCGTGTTGACGGCTCTCGCGCCGATAATGGACGAAAGCGGAGTCCTTGTGTTACCGTTGTTATAAAGCATTCCTGAATAGTTCAGAACGCCAAAACTTGTTGCTAAAGTATCTGCCATAATTGATTCTCCTTTAATTATTTAGTTCTGTTTGTTTCCTGCGCGAGTCGCATGAAGTAGGCAGCTTCACTCGAATTGCCTGCACTCAACGCAGCTTCTGCCTTTTTGGTGTAATCGTCGCCCGCACTGCCTCCGGCAACTCCTGAGGGGGGTGTAGAAGTGCCTTTCATAAGTTCAGCTTTCAGGGCTTTATCGTGAGCCTCAAGGTACTTTTTCTGATTAGCAAACACCACATCCATCTTGCCGTCAGTCAACGCCTGCGCGGATGCCGCCGCGAGTTCATCGTCGTAGCCAAGTCCGAGAAAATCAGCCTTGTGAGCGGCAATGGTTCTCTCCTTTTTCAGAGCTTCAAGCTCCGTCTGCATCCTCTCAAACTCTTCCTTCTTCTGAGCTTCAGCCTGCTCATCCTTTGAGAGAGTTTCCTGATACTTACGCTTCATTTCGGCAGCCTCACGATTAGCTCGAGTAACTGCATCCTTGTATCTCTGTAGATCGGGGACGCTGTCCTCATACTCGAAAGCTTCGAGTGCCGCGAGCTTCTCTTCTGCGCTCATGTCGCTGTATCCTGCAATTTTGGTTGTGTCAATTTTTGCCATTAAAAATACCTCCTGCGTTTTTAGGTTTTCCCTAACCTTTTAAATTTGTTTTGCGTTTTTGAGAGACTTCCCTGTCTCACTGGTGTTCCCGGTTGGAGTCGAACCAACAGAAGCGCCGGGGAAGAGTTATAGAAAACCGGGCGTCCATCCGATGGACTGCGGGAACATACTTGAAAAACAAAAAAAGGGACTACAAACTTAATGCTTGTAGTCCCTGTTGACTGTATCCCTCTATCCTGTTATAGAGGTCTTTGTTTTAACTTTTCGTTCTATCTCCACTATAACGAGGCGATCTCTCTCCCTCTTGATTTCAACCGTATTTCCGCGCTGAAGCGCTCTCATTATAGCTTCATACTCATTCTGCGAAAAATGATAATCAAGCGAGTTAATCACCTCCGAGTGATTTAGGGTAGCACCTGCAACCCCAATGCGGACGAGCCGGATATTCGTCAGGCTCATATATTTTTCCATCACGCGACTGGCAAATTCGACAAACGTGAGCGTCCTTCTGAGTATTCCACATCATCCACTCTTCTTCGTCATCTTTATATGCCTGCTTTTGTGCCGCGAGAGTCACTATAACGGCATATTCACTGTTCATTGCCGAATAATACCGAAGAGCGTTTTTTATCTCTTCACGGGTGTTTCCCGTACTTATTACTGCCTCGGCGCACCTTGCTGCCTTTCGTTCGACTTCATGGGCATAGACATATTTCGTAGTAGGGTCGTAAGATTCGAGCAGCTCATCAACCCACTCGTCATCGAGGCTTCTCAGCCCTCTTCTCGAGTACTCGTTGTATGTATTCTGTGCGAGCAACAGAAAAGCCTCACGAGTTGTTTTATCCGACTCCTGATATGTTGCATTCACCTGACTCAACACATGAACTTCATCAATGGCAAGAACGCTGTTGAGCTTTCCAAAAAGCTCAATGTATTTTTTATTAAGATACTTGATTATAGAATCAGTGTAATCATACCTCGACATCGTCGTTGTTCACTTTCTCCTTATCAAGTTGAGTCTGCTGATTCGCAAAACGCTCAAGTTCTGCCACATCTTTTTCCTGCTTCTCTTCGGCATACTCTTTACTCATGGTGTATGCGAGTTCGGGATCGCTGAACATTCCGCAATGTTGGAAAGCAAGGCGCGGATGAATCTTATCATTATTAAGCATAGTGGTGAGCACCTGAGACTTTTCCTGGATGTTCTCATAATTCTGTCTCGTGAATCGAATATCGATATCAGCAAGTTTCAGATTTATGTCGGATTTCAGGGTGTTGGTGATATGCAAAATTAGTCTCAAAAACTCTTTTTCCGAAAGCTTGAAAGTAGTTTCGGTATCCTTTGCGCGAGCTTCGGCAGACGACCAACCGTCACGGAATATAACCGCGCTTCCTGTATCACTGGTGGAACTGCCACCGTTCCGGTTGGGCATACCACAGATGGTGAGGATAGCATCATAGCAATAGTCAACCATCGCCTGGGTCTGAGTCTGATTAAGTTCCTGGGTGATATAGTTCGCGTCACCATCGGCAGGAAGCTTCAATCCGCCCATTGCTATAAGCTTACAATATTCATCCTCTTCGATATCCGCACCTTTTATTACAAGCAGCGACTGAATAAACTGCTCAATACCGTCCATTCGATTCGAAGCTATCATATTAAGCTCGTCGAGAAGCGGGAGGACGATCTCAAAAGCGCCCAGCCGAGCCATGTTCGCAGGGTACTCAATAATCGGTACCCTTCCGAGCATATGATCTTCTGCTTTCTTTATCTCGTTATCTTCAATCTCATAGTACTTGCTATCGGTATAAATGCAGTAACGAACTCCCCCGTCCTGCTTATGAAGTACCATACATCCCATGAGACGACGCTGACCGAGTTTGCTCGAATACACAACGAAAGTATTGCGCGGGTCGAGAGTGTAAATCTCAAACGGGGACTCGTCCTCTTCGCCCACGGGGTCGGGAAGTGCGATACGGTAGCCTGTTCCGCATATGGTGAACCATTCGGCGAGTTCTTTATCCTTCGTCGCTTTATCTTCCGCGAAAACAAACTCGTTGAGTTTATTTATATCCTCAAGAACTTCCTCTTTGCCTCTGTTGACGTACTGAATAGGTGCTCCCACAAGATACGCAACTTTGAAAGTGACGATCTCATTCGCTCTGTTCTCTACGATAATGTTATTGATTTCAGGGCGTATTTCTTTCGTTCTGTGTATAATCGGCTGTTCGCCCTTATAGTAACGATAGAGATAATCAATATCCATACTGTTCTTGTTATGAAGAATCAATGCCTTATTAAGCACATCTCTTACATTAACATCGGTAATTTCAGCCTCATCGGTGTAGATAACACTACGACCTGTCAAGCCTTGAAATGTTATAGAGCCCATCGGAAACACCTCCTCTTATCCAATTTTAATTGTACACCATATATTGTATTTTGTCAAGATATTTATACTATATATTGTGTATAAATTAGAATTGCCGTCTAAATATAGCGTACTGACCCATAGGATTGGTTATCATATCAATAGCCATCGCCAACGAGTCCGGCGCGTCATCATGCTTATTTGTTCCGAGCAGCTTAAATGCGAAAACATTCTGCATGAACAGCTCATAAGCCTTACTTCTTTTTCCCGACTCTCGAAATATCATATTCTCTCGAATCTCCGGAGACTTATCGAATATCCTCTGATTTTTACTGATATTTGTTCCGGCTGCTTTGCTCGTAAGGTTCATCTTATAACCCTTCTTCCTCAGCCGTGCGTCAATATCCTCCTTGTAAGACTCTGTAGCTTTCGTAGCCTCGATTCGTCCTCGAGTTACCTTGTTTCTAATAATCCCGTCGACTATCAGAGGCTCAGTAATTTTTTTATCTCCGTTATCGAACACAACATCGTGTACGAAGATATCATCGCCGTACTGATAACAGATCGGCGCAGCCACATAGTCTCCGCCGCCCCACGCAGGGTCAACCGCAATAAACACACAATCGGGGACACCGTCAGGCAAAACACCATTGTAATATCTCATGTCATCAGGCTTGAATAATGTACCTTCTCGCTCTATCGGTGTTCCCATGTACTGAGCATTCCATGAAGCCATATCATCATTCCGCTCGAAAGATGCTCGCCGACGTTGATAGTATATTGAATCAAAGCCCACGTTATAGTCATAGCAGAAATTGCTCTCGTCGTTGTCATCCAGTGCGGGCAGATTAATAAACTCATATCTGTAGTCCTTGAACTTATCATCAGTCTGCAACAGATGATATCTGCGTCCCGTAGGGTCGGCAATAGACCAACGAGTTCCGACCCAAAGATATTTGGTTTTGCCCTTTCCTCGGGGTATGAGGTTATTATCAACCTTACCCCAGGCGGTTGTAAGTCTGTCAGGGTTCAATGCTTCTTCGATGCCTCCGATAAGGTCATCGGAGATAATAAATCCATTTTCAGCGTCGCAGGCACCGTTCAGTGTTCCGTAGAGGGAACGGCAAGTAAGAGAGGGATAATGCTTTTTTCGTCCCACGTCGATTATCTCGTCCTGGGCGTTCGTTCGTGATATTTTCGCATCCGGGAACACATCGTTGTACAAGTATGTATCTTTGTCGGTCATGATCTCGAGTACGCCGTTATAAAAAGCTCTCGTGATAACATCGGAGTAACTGCAATAGAGGCTCGGGTGCTCCATGTCTCTACCCATTACCCAGGTCTCGAAAAATATCAGCAATGTCGACTTCCCGACTCGCGGAGGCATGGAAAGAAACAGCTCGTCAAGCTCGTCATCAACGAGGGCTTGCAGCTTTTCCACCACTCGTTTCAAGACTTTTCGGCGAGGCTGATAGAATCTGTCGGCAGGCTTACGATTCATCTCAAGATACAGCAGATATGAATCAAAGTCGTGCGGAGCATCAAACAGCAGTGTTCTTTTGTACAAACTGAAAAACTCTCCGGTACTGTTTCCGTCACGCATAGCTACAGCTATTTTGTTTCGGAGTTCGGCATTAGTCTTATGAGCCAGCTCAAAATTATCACTCTCAATATCGCGACAGACCGCAAACATATCTTCGTAAGCCGATATCTCCGAAGGTGCCTTTTTTATCGCCGCAAAAATTTTCGAGATTAGTGATTTGTTCACCATCAGTTCTCACACCCTAACTGTTGAAATACTTTTTTGATCTTCGGATATTGAATAGCAATCCAATCAATCATTTCTTCATTTCTCGCCCAACAGTCAACACTGTTGCTGCTCGAAGTTAGACCGCTTTCATTGAGAAAGGCGTGTATGACCTCGTGACGAAGCGTCAATCGTTCATGCTCTTTTCGAACTTCTTCTCGTTCATTTTCCCAGGTATCACATGTAAGCAAATCACCCACTACAATTTTCCGCTCCATGTGAGAACAATACCCAAATCGACCTTTAAGTTCGCAATCTTTTTGATATGAAACACCCTCGTAAACGCTGTAGGATGTTCCTAAGATACTTACTTTTCTCATCAACAACCTCCTTAAAATGAAAAAAGGACTACGGAATTAACCGTAGTCCCTGTTAACTGCATCCTCTCACCCCGTTGCGAGAGTCATTTATAATCCTTGATTATCCTGCCACCAATCAAATTCATCCCAATAATCTTCTATGTGTCTCAATCTTCTCGGTTTCAACCCCAGTACATCTCGAAGTATCTTAACTACTAACCATATCAACGCCACAACCACAAAAATAGGTATTGACAACCAATTGTACTCCGGAAACCACGCATCAATAGCACAGACGAGTAGAAATCCGAAAATGATAAGCTTAATCATAGGTATCCTCCTAACTTATCTAAGCTCCCACTCAACATAGTCAGTTTCTTTTTGAGAGTTGTAAGAACACTTTAATTTTAATGAGTTTTCTGTGTTTTTCTTTACTTCTAAGGGAACTTTATACGACACACATACATTGCTAAGCGTTTCAAGCGGAGCAATACTTTCATGAGCATTCAAAAAATCAGCATACTCAAACCATGCAGTATTGTAAGTATATCCGTTATTATAATCGAGAGTAAAGTCGTATTTGGTTCCATATGACCTCGTCAGTATCTTCGCACTTTTGGAAATGTTTTTGACATTCAGATATACCGTGCACCAGACACTCCCTGACTCAGCCTCACCAAGACTGCTGAGATTTCCGCAGTATTTTGAAAAAACAAATTTCGTAACCGTTATCTCAAGTTCATCAAAGGTCAGTGTATCTGAGACGCCGCCGGTCATCAATGGCGCATTTTCATCACTTTTATCCGAGCTACCCAAATCACATCCAACCAAAGAACACGCGAGAACCGCAATTAATAATAACGCGACCAACCTTTTCACTTCTAATCACCTTCCATTATGAAATATTCAAGTCCATTATATCGCAAATTTTCGTTTCTGCAAGGTAATAAAACGGACTTTGCTTTAGTCTTTTTTCAAAATCGGCTCGTGGACACCTTTGACCCAGTTCATGTCCTTCCCGTACTTATACATTCCCCTATAAGTTTGCTCGTTTCCCAAAATCACCTGAACGGAACTGATTGACCACTTTCCACCGCTTTTATTGGTATATCCCTTACTGTTCAACTCATCAACTATATGTTGATAAGTATATCCTTTTTCTTTCATATCAAATATCAGCCGAACAACCTTCGCCTGCTCTTCGTTTATCACCATACCCCTAATGTTTTTATCTACAGTATATCCATACGGGGTTCTACCTCCGCTATATCCGCCCCGTGAGGCTTTGACCTTCCTCCCGCCGCTGGTTCGAGCAGTTATCATACCACGTTCTACTTCCGCGAGTGCTGCGGTCACTGCTTCCAGTATAGGAGTAAACATCCCGTCACGACCAAAATCTTCGGCAACGCTTACAATCTTAATTCCAACCTCTTGTAATTTGATTTTATAAGCGTAATAGTATTCGACTTTTCTCGATATTCTATCGTTCTTTGCAGTAATAACCATTTCAACAGGAGGATTGGTAGCTGCCCCTGCGACTATGGCATCCAGCCCGGGCTTGTGGGGGTCTGCTCCCGACACGCCCTCATCAACAAACCAATCTACTATTTGTATGTCATTCGCTTTACTATAATTGATTATCTGTTCTTTTTGTGCATCCAAGCCGAAAGCGTCTTCTCCAACCTGACCTGTTGTACTAACACGCATGTATGCTACAGCCTGTCTCATAAGCACACCTCCTTGATTTGACTATAGCATATCACATTTACGGTAACTTGTCAAGACACTTTTCGTAAAAAGTCTTTTTTATTTTTCTCGGGTGGTTTCGCGACTCACCCCGCCTCAGTGCACCGGCAGCAATCCCCCCGGGGCTATACACTCGAACACCACGCCCGTAGCAGAATCGCGCTGGTGAAATAAAAAATTTACGATAAATCTTGAATAACCTATTGACATTTACGACAAATCTGTTATAATAGATATCGTAATCAAGAGATTACAAATACAAGGCAGGAGGAAGGACGAATTGAAAATCAAAAGATTAATTTACAGATTGATTGAATGGTTGAAACTCCATGGAGTGACAACCGATGATATACTCGACTGCATAGAGTACATCACAAAATAAAAAATGCTGCCAGCGATACGAGCGCATGACAGCAAAAAACCAGCAAGACAAGGGGTAATATACCTGCCTGTATTGCCCCTTGATTATACCAAAGGCAGAATACAAAGTCAAGGGAGATTTAAAATGAAAGAGACCACCAAAAGAACACGACCCCAGGAAGAGATCACCGCCGACATTATTGCATACTTTGAAAACAACGAAGATCTTTTTAATGACTGCATGGAGGAGTTAGACAGCTACAATGGATATTTAGGCGATGACCGTTATTTCTCAATGGATGAGTTGGACGAACTGTATAACGGCACAGAGCCGAGCGAGCTTTTGCGCCGGGCATTTTTCGGGTATGACGAAGAGACATACACCACGGACGGAAGCGGCAACAGAGAATACGCACAATTCAACCCGAACCGAGAATATTTTCATTATAACGGCTATGGCAATTTAGTATCAAGCGATTATAAAGATTATTCCGCATACCTCGACCACTACGCAATAGAAGCAATGAACGAAAACCGCAGTTATATTGACTCTATCGACAATGACGAAGAATTAACCGCCCTCTTTGATGAATTGGAAGCGGCAGCAACCGTAACAGATTATTGAATTTTGTACTATAATGCAATAAAGAACTTCAAAAAGAAAGGATAATGAAAAATGAAAAACTATGAAATTTGCTTGAGCAATCAAGATTGCATCTTTGACAGCGCAACATTTGACGACGCAAAAGCGGCGGCAGAGTGGGCGACAGGAAGAAGAGGCAACTATATTATACAAGGCAATAACGGTCTTAATGTAAAGTCGTCAAATGACAAGCTTTATGTCGAGAACTTTTACGGCTACGAAGAGATATCCGAAAATGAGCTTATTGAAATGATTAAAAGATACGCAGCATAACGCGCCGAAACGAAACAAGCCCGGAAACGTTTCCGGGCTTTACTCTTAACACAAAGGATGATTTTAAAAAATGCAGATATTTAAACGCCGTAAACCGCCGAAGCGGTACGCCCCGAAAACATACACCACGCCGAGCGGAAGCGCTCCGACGGTATATGTGGATATACTACAGCAACCACATACACTAATAGCAGGCACAACCGGAAGCGGCAAGAGCTGCGTTATAAACGGCATCATATACACAGCACTGTATACATCTCCGTTACACACCCGATTTATTTTAATCGATCCGAAGCGCACCGAACTTATTATGTACCGTAATTTGCCACACATCATAGCATACACAAGCGATCCAGGCGAAGCACTCCAAATATTAAATAATGCAGTCGCCGAGATAGATGCACGATATGACCGCGCGACGGCAAAAGGTTTAAGAAAATCGGATGAAGCGGACATATATATAATTATCGACGAATTAAGCGATCTTATTTTCTCTGAACCCCGAACAGCTCAAACGCTGGGCAAAATCGCCCGCATAGGACGCGCCGCAAATGTGCATTTAATAGCTGCTACGCAGTGCCCAAATCGCAAAACATTATCCGCAGAATTTGCGGCAAACTGTCCCGCCCGGCTCGCTCTGCGTTGCCGCGAAAAGATAGAATCCCGGCAGATCATCGGAAACGGCGCGGCGGTTACTTTGCCCCAATACGGTTATGCTTATTATCAAGCACCACAATACACAACATTGCAATTAGTTAAAATTCCATATTACACCGATAATATATTGTTTGAACGGGCGCGATTCTGGGAAAAACAAAAATAATCAAATCCCCGGTTATAATACCGGGGATTTTTTATGCCCTTTAAAATATCGTCATAAATGCCCTGTAAACATGTTTTGCTTTTTGTAATGTAATTTCATAGCAACGGTATTTAAACGGCTTTACGGGGCAATTTTCGCAATATTTTGACTATTCGAGACATCTCTATGTTTTTGAAGTTTAATCGAATAGAGTAAAACACCTTTGTGCGCCTTATTCTTTGTCGATGACTACACTCTCAACATACTTCTCTTCGATCGCTTTCGGGTCAGGTTCATCCCCGAGCGGGTTCTTTGCCGTAACTTCGACTTCCTGCTTGTCCGCATAGCCGAAGTTGTTCTTCATCAGAAAAATGCCTGATACCGGATTTATTTTCCCGTTCTGCATATAGTCGACCATCTGTAAGTCGAGCATCTGCACCGCTTTTTTTAGTAAGTCCCGAACCTTCGGATTGTTACCCCTCTGTTCGGTTCTGATATCCCATAATCTTCGACGGTCAACATCCAACGCAAGAGCAAGACCGGCAACCGAAGGTTTCATATCATCAGCAGCACATATCTCAAAGTAAGTCTGTATTCTTTGTGCGACCTCGTCCTCATTTTTCATATCGACCTTCTTCAGGGCAGCGAGTTTGAGAGAATGGTTGATATATTTCCTGTTGTCTCCCGGGTCAGGCTGTGCGGTACTGTCAGGTCTTCTTCTTTTCTTTGTGACCTCGTTTACGATTTCATTTACTGTTTTTTCGTCCATATTGTCTCCTTTCAAATAGAGGGGAAATCGGGGAAAAATTTTTTCACCCTTTATATATGTACATATATTATTTTTTTCTATATGTGTAAGTTGATAAATAATTACCCCAAATTCCCCCAAGTATAAAAACTCTATATGCGTAATTTCGTTTTAAAGTTCCCCAATTTCCCCATTTTCGGATAAATCGATGCCGCGAGCGTAATAATCCCCGTGACTTTTCATAATCGGGAAACCTCTAAACTCGATTTCGCCGTAAAAACTTGTAGTGCCGAGAGGCTTATATCTGTTCTCTGCGCGGCAGCACCACGACCTGTAGGCGTTGTATAAATCACCTCTTTGTACTTTCAGACCGTCTCCAATCGTGCAGCAGTCTTTTATAAAGTTGCCTATGCGGTCATATTTGAGACGATAATCAGCAGTCGCTTTTCTCACGCAGTCGGGAGGGTTGAGACCATTTTTAAAATAGTCCGTGCATCCGTCAATGAGCCACTTGAGTATTGTCGGGCGGTTTTCCTCGCTCTGGAATATCTCTTTGAGGTCTCGGTCTCTGTTATTCTCCGTAAAGCTCTCGTCGAAAGTGATAACCCATATGCGGTCAGACTTGAACACTGTATCGTCACTGATAGCGGGGAGATAGTTGGTGTTGACCCATATACTATACTGCGGGACGAAGTCGAAGCTTCCTTCAAACAGTCCTCGAGTAGTGAGGGTGTCGCGCCCGGTCATTGCTTTGAGGGCGCTTGCGTCTATCTGCTGCTCTCGTTTTATTTCAGATATGTTTACAAGTCGAGTGTTCACAAGCTTGCGAAGTGCAGGCTGCGGAGAGTTAAAGTCAATGCTTTTGCCGTTCTTTGCCTCACATATGAGCATCGGGTCAGAGCCGCCCATGTACTCAGAGCCGAGCGCGGACTGAATGGAGCTGAATAAGGTTCCTTTTCCGTTTCGGGTCTGTGAACCGTAGGCAATAAACATACATTCCTCGCGGTTTATCCCGAGCAGGCTGTATCCGAGGGCGCGTTGCAGAAACGCCGCTTTCTCTTTGTCGTGGGACATTATCTGATCTATGAAGCTGTACCACCGTTTGCAAGGTTTCGCGAGAGCGTTGAGGTTGCAGGTCGTTACCTGAGTGAGGTTGCGGCTCTCACGGTCGGGTACCGTCTCCATTGTTTTGAGATTGTAGGCGCAGGCGGGGGTGTTGAGTAAGTATGGGTCTGCGTCAAAGTCCGTTGCAGAGAGGCGCACCATTGTTTTGAGCATTGCGATAATGTTGTTTATCGCCGTATTTTTTCTGATGCTATTGCAGTACTTTGTGTACGGTTTCAGCTCGTCCTCGCCTACTGTCAGTGAGAGTTCTTTACAATAGAGCAACAGGAGATTTAAGACAGTCTGCACTTTGTCTGAAATGTTACCTGCTTCGGTCTGTTTTGCCCAGCGGGAACCGTCCCAGATATACCATGCATCGTACTGAGGGCAGTACCTGATACTGTTGTCGTACAGATCGGCAATGAGAGTCGCCGTACCAATGTCATCATGGGTATAAATCATTGACGCATACGGGTGCAGCGCCATGAGTTTTCTCATTAACCTCGACTGTGTTCCGTCCTCTATGTATCGCTTACAGCTTTCGAGGTAAAAGGGTTCGTTATCCATTGTCATTCCTCCATTGGCTCGTTCCAACACTCATCGCATTCTGTCCCCGGACACTTTCCGCCGTATATTGTTTGTCTGCATACAAACGGGGTTCCGTCTGATTTGCTTTGCGCTTTTGGGAACTTCTCAAAGAAGTCCTGTACGTATGTTTTCTTCGGGTGTTCGTCGCTCCATTTTTGTATAGCCTCAACTAACTTTATAGCATCTTCGACGCAGATTTTTGTGAGCGCTTCCTCGCAAAACCCAAACATCGGGCATTGCTTTTTGTCAGCCGCATTAGCTATGCACCTATCGCGTGAGTCACAAAGTCTTTGGAGTTCGGCAAGAAAGTTTGTTGTTTTGTTACAATCCATTTTTAAAGCTCCTTTATCATTATTTCTGTTCGCGGGTTTTCTTTGTCATAGCTTCCGCACAGCTGAAGCTCGACATTTGAAAAGCTGTCATCTTCAATTATTTCGGCTTCGCGCAAGCCGTCGAGGATAAACTTGCCGTTGTAGTTGTCGGGGTCGTGCCGTTGCCTTGTGCGAAAAAAGTATGTAATTCTGACAACACACTTTTTTATCGGGGTTTCGAGCTTCGGGCGGACATCCGACGCACTCATTAAACTCTTTTTTCACTTAAACATCTCCTTAATAAACTGCTCGGAGTCACCGTCCTCTAAATAAAATCCATCAGAGTGCATTGCTCTTTGGATGTTGCATATCAGCTGAAAGAACCTCCAATCGGGAACCCTCTTCCACGCCCGACCAAGCGTTTCAAGAAAGCCGTCTATTCTGTCGGGATTCCTTCCGTTACCCATATCTCTCGTCGTTATGTATGCCGCCGCGCACGACGGGCAAATCTGCCGTCCCTCCGGGACTATCTCTCCGCAGCATACACATCTATCTACATTAGCCATTGTTAAAACCCTCCAACTTATTATCGTAGATATTGCCGACAACCTCAAATTCGGTTGAATCATAATCAAATGTTGTAAATTTTATGCCCGCTTGCCCGATAAAACTCGCGAGACCGTTGTCATAGACAATTTGATAAATTCTCATTTTGCCGAGCCAAACTCTCTTTACTATATCGCCCTCAAAAATATTTATGCCGTTTCTATCTTTCAGACCTATGCACTGTCCTACGGTTTCAGGGTTTACAATATAGTGCGAATTCGGCAAGTTGCATTGTTCCATGTACGGAATAGTAATATAATCACAAAGCTTGTCATCAGTTCTGCAATATTTAGCTTTATAATAATATCCCTCAACCCACTCGCCGTTATCTGTTCGCTTGCCACGGAAAAGTATCTCACGCATTGTTATTACCCCCGTCCATTTTTGCGCCGCACTGAGGGCAGTAAAAGAAACCACGATCTATTGGTGTTTCTCTTCCAGTCGCGATGTCTATAAAGTTACGACATTTAGAGCAATAATAATCAACATCGTCAGGAATGATGTCCATCTTTATCCATTTGCCATGTTTAATCTCTTGTACATCAGCAGCAGGAGCTTCTTTTAAAATTTTAACAGCGGCATTCCAGCCATCCGCATAACCTTTGTTCTCAAAAATATCTCGGTTACACAAGCCTATCCCGAGTGCAGCACGATCAATATAATCGCTCATTTTGTTTTCCTCCTCTTCGTCGCGAAACTTGACACATTTACAAGGCTTTAAAAAGCTGACATCCGTCAGCAGTTTTTCCTTTTTCTCGGTCGGTCAAGCACACGTCCGCAACAAGGGCATATGTAATAGCACTCTCCGTCTATCGGCTTCTTTGGCATCTGCTTTTCGAGGGCTTCTTTGCACACGATAAGCATTTCTGTATATTCTTGTACGCCTTGATACTTTTCAGCAAATTCTATATCATTTAGAAGCTCTAACGCTTTTTTTGCTGTCATTATTTTTTACCTCCGTCCATTTTTGCGCCGCCGAACTGCGCGTCCTGCTGTTTGTTATTTACGAGCTTTATGCTCTGAACAATGGGCGCTTTCCAGTTGAAACCACTATGTACAGGCTGGTCGCTTATCTGACCGAGTGTCGTTCTCACTCCCGTATATCCGGTCGGCACAATAGCTGCTGAAGCTGAGAGTACGAATAGACATATCGCCAGTACAAAACTTACTATAGGAATTGCCGCCGGAATGTTGTCTCCGTATTCTCTCTCTCTGTAAGCCAAAATCACACCTACAGCCATGAGAACCACAGCTATAACTATCATTACAATACTAAATATCATTTGATTTCCTCCTTGGTTTAAATCCATCTAATTTTCGGTTCACCCTTGAACCCCTTCTCCCAAACAAACCACGCATACGCCACAGCGCTCGACTCAGCTTTACTAAAGTCGCCGTTCTTAGCACAGTTCACTCTGCCGGAAAATACATATACATATTTCGGCGGGGCTTTATCAAACAATTCCCGTCTTGCCTTGCCCTCAAGAAATGTAACCTTGAGGAACATAGCTATTTTAGTTGAATCCATAGATAACTTTAAGGCTTTCTCTATAAATTCCTTGGCATATTTGTACGGCGGGTTCGTGATAATGTCGCGTGGTATATATTTTGTGGGATGAGGTTTGGTTCTCAAAAAGTTCGCCACACATGTATTCGGATAACCCCTATCCACAATGTCACTCGATAGAACGTCGTAGCCGTGAGCCTCCAACACTTTCGATATGTGTCCTCCACCACAAGCCGGCTCCCACACATAGTGAGAGAATTTCTCTCGTTTCAGCAGCTCCTCAACTGCTTTCGGGTCGGTCGCGTAGTAGTCGTCGTTTGCCCTATTTTCGTTTGAGTGGTTAGACGCCCCGATAATTTTATATACAGAGTTTGCATCGCCGCTCCAATCCTGAGCCATTTCATCTCCCCTTCTCATTTTCATTTTTCAAATCAAAACCCGATTCCTTTTAGTCTGGAATTTTCCAATCATCATCCCTAACCCGAAAGGCATCGCCACACTGGATGATATCGGGATAGTTTGACATCGCTATCTTTTGCGCGTAGGGGTCTATTTCATAGGCATAATACTTGACATTCTTAAATCCCATTTTATCCAAGCAATACCTACCTGTTGCTATACCATCATACATAGACAAGACTGCAAGTTCTTCGTCTCTCGAGACATCTTTAAGCGTATGATTCAAGAGATGTATAATAACCTCTGCCGTCCATCCGTTGCCGAGGGCTTTATATCTTTGGCTGTTACTTACTGCGGCAGTATAACCGTCCGGCATGGTCTGCAATCTCTCGCATTCCGTAGGTGTAAGCTTTCGTATAAGGTAATAGCCATCGGCGAGCTTAATCGAGTATTGTTTGTCCTTGATAGTTATAAGCCCGTCTCTAACCTCATAAACGGGGAGTTCCTTTCCTTTACCGCCCACAGGGACAGCATATAATCCAGTTTTTGCGCCGACTCCGCCGCCTTCTCCGCAAAGCGTAGTTGACTTTCCGTCTGGACTATACACACGATATTGTTTGCTGTCGTGCGACTTATTTTTTGCATTGCTCTCTATAGTTCCTATGCGTACTGGCGTTGCAACCATCGTTCGTTGATTTCTCTCCAAGGTATTCCACGCTACCGCTCCGCCATAATTGGCTGTGAGCGTATACGCCTTTTCGCGGCAAGACAAATCTTTTCCGCTTTCAAGCACATCGCGGAGTAAGATTCCTCTATCTCCTGGCTGTTCTATATCACCGAAATTCGTAACATAGAACCTCTGACGATGTTGCGCCGAAACCAACGCACTGTTTATGTGCGTAAGCCGAACCGATGAGTCTTTGCCACCACCAAGAGCAGAGTAAATCGCATCTTTTATGGGTTGAGCCGCCGACTTGTTATTCTCATATAAAAAGAGGTCGGGTTGGAATTTCTCTTTCGCTATCCTATAGTTCTCGAACAGCTCCCAGCCTATACCTTCCGGCAGAACTTCGCGCCCGTTTTTCTGCGCTATGCTCCACTTTGTGCAAGGGCTACCGCCAATTAAAAGTTTAATCGGCGTTCCACTCTTCGCCACCGTTTTGCCGCAATCCATTTCACGGAGAACTTCTTCGTATGTCATAGTCATTATCGCCGCCTTTCAACAGCTTTTCTGTTAGTTCTGCGATTCTCGCGTTCAGCGCATTGATTTCTATGCTACACTCATGATTTTTTGCTTTGAGCATCGCTATCATTTCTTGAGCTTCTGCTCGTTCGCGACGTTTCTTTTTAATAAACTCTCTCAGTTCATGTACCCATGTAATCGCATATACCGCCAAATTTGCTGAACAAACCGCAGCAACCAATATTTCAAAGACATCAACATTACTCATCGTTGTCACCCGCTTTCAGTTCCGTACCGCAAATAGGACAATAGTCCAATCCTATCTTAGCCGAGATGTTTGACCCATACGCGATGTTCGGTTCATAACCGCAGAAGCGGCAATAAAGGTCTTCATAGGGCTCGTCCTGAATATAGTAATAATATTCACCAACACTTCCGTGCATTCGGTCGTCCTCGTAGCACTGATAAACCTCATGGATCGCTTTTTGCAGATTGTCAAATGATGAAATCCAGTGTCGCTCACCTGTTATACAGTGTTTTGACCATACACTGTATCGTTCATACTGTTTCATTAGTTGTCTCTCCTTATGAATATGTCCCTATCACTATCGCGAGGAAAAAGATAATAAGCATTCCCACAGTCGCCGAAGCAATCACAAGTAGGAATTTGATGAAGTCTTTCATTCTGCGTTCTCCCCTGTTATCAGTTCCGAGTAGGGGAGTGTTTTAATCCATGCACAAAACTCAACCCATTCGTCTAACTTATGATTGCGGCGAGACTTATAAATATTTGCGAGCACCTCGTAATTTAGTAAGTAAGTCCGACGCTGATTGTAGGAAGAGGGTAAAAGCTGTATCATCTCATACCAATACTTCTTATCTTTGGTCTCAAGATACAAGTCACGGTAATTGTTTAAAACTTCAATAATCCATCTCATAACATCAAGAGGGGTATTAAAATATTCATCATTGTAATCCACGAGATTTTTCCTATCATTCCAATCGTCATCCAAATGCTCGTGGCTAAAATCATCAAGTGTAATCTCTTTCGCGTGGATTTTGTGCATAGTCGAGCAAGAGTTTGAGACCGTACCCACCTTGTATTGATCCATTTCTTTAAGCCAATACAGCGGGGCGGTAATATCTACATATACCGTAATCATTCTCATAAACTTGCGATGGTCTGTACCCGCACTACAGAGACGCTTCATAAGATTAAGGTCGTTGTCGCCGATATCAACAGCATCACTGGGAAGATCGCCATAACGATACTCTTCGGGATAAAAACTATCACTCTTACTCCAGCTATTCATCGGATTTCGACAGCCCCTAATAATCGCCTCCCACTGTTCTGTAGAAGGTGCTACAACATTCTCAATTTTTATCATAATAATAGTCACTCCTTCCTTCGCGGCATTCGCTTATCCTTGTCCAAAAAAACCGTCCGTTATCATCGACAAGTAAAAAGCGCGAGTTTTTCTTGTCAACGGCGTAAACCGGGGAATCCCGCCATCTCCCGGCATCGTCCTTGTAATTAACTTCAAACATAATTCTTCATCTCCATTTCAGGCTTAGGGTTTAACATCCACATCAACGGGAAATTCAGTGTGGAACTCTACGACATAGTGATATGGGTCGGCGTGTGTGCCTGTTATATCTTCCACAACATAGAGCGTATAATCGTTGAGATAAATATAGTTCTTTTTGTATTCGTTCGGAGCTACTTTGCAAGTCACAACAAGTTCATCAGTTTCGTTGTTACTTATGCTCATATAGCCCTCGGCGTACATCACTATATTGTCAGTACGCGCGTTGTAAACAGTGATACGCCTCTCGCAGTTGAAGTTATCGGCGGCAATGCTCATATTGTGATTAACCTTGTCAGCCTCCCTACAGCCGGTAAAACAAAGTATTATAACCAGAGCAACCATTACGATTGCGAGACATTTGTTTATTATCTTATTATTACGCATGATTTTTCATCTCCTGTATCTTGTTACGCTGTTCACGATGCACTCGACCTCATACCCCGACAACGGAGGTCTGCAAGCCTGCGCATTTGCTTTCAGTAATTCTTGATGTATTTGTTCTTTTGAATATCCCTGGGAATGCATTTGCCCCGCAAGGGAAGTGAGACTTATATTCCGCATTCCTGCGGGAATCTCGGGATATCGCGGTGTGATGCTGATTTTCCCCTCAACTTGAATCTCGTACTTAGGGGTGTAAATCCGATTGCTGGAGTTTCCGATACTTTCTCCGTCCTTCGGGGTATCTTTGAAATACTTATCAACGATATAATCGATGCCTTGCTGATTTTCTATAATCATCGGATATATCAGTTTTTTCCCGGTCGTGATAAAGTATCGGGAACCCCTGTAAATCTCCACTCCTGCGCCGTTGTTTTTGCCCTTAAACGGTAACGAACCTTTGATAAAAATATGTACGCCACGCCCGCTCCGAGACAGTTCAGTGTATGACCGGCAGTGACTGATACAATCAAGACTCAAATCAGACAGAAAGCCGTCCTCATTAAACCCCGCATCGATATCAATTCCGACTATCCCATTATCTGCAAAAACAAATCCTACATGGTCGTATACTCCGTCGTTGACAGCTCTCACGGCTTCGTCAAAGGTGCTCCATGTTTCGGGTGCTGTAGAGGACGCTGCTTTTCTCGCTTTCGCCTGCATCGGTATTTTTGAATTGTTCCATACACAGACCCATTGCGGAAGTTCTGTAATTTCGGGAGGGAGATTGTCGTATCTCATGGCTTATTCCTCAGTATCATTCTCGCTATTAAACCAATACTCGCCCGCTCGTATCGTAAAACCGGGGAAAGTTTTGGTGTCAGTGGTTGATTTGTTTGCTTTAATGATTTTTTCAGCTTCATATGCAGGCATTGAATGTTTGACATAGTCGTTGCCCGCTCTCGTAATGAAATCTACGGTTCCGTTTGCATTGATTTTGAGTTTGCTCATTTGCACATATCCTTTACCAAGTTACATTTCCGAAGGTTTTGTTGACTTTTTCGATGCTCTGATTGAGTTTTTCAAAGGCTTTCGCTTCTTTCTGCCGAAATGGAAGGTCGACCAGGTCGGGCTTTTCCACCTGCGTCCAGAGAGCACCGAAAATATTCCATATAAACGCGCGATCATGTCTTTCGTCAGTATCACCTCTGAGGAATTTGAGATAATGCCTTACCGCGCTGTCAATGTAGCTATGCATTGGGATTCCTTTTTCCCAGTTTCTCTCGGAGTATTTGAGAGCACCTTCCTCATAGTGCTTTGAGACTTCGAGAATCAGCGTAGGAAGGTCTGTGTTGAGCTTTTCGGCAAATTTATCGACCGTCTCTATAAGCTGCCCTGAATCGCCATGTTTGACGAAATAATCGATATGTCTGATAATCTCATCGCTCCCGAGGATTCGGGAGACTACCCCGAGGGGAAGAAGGTCGCAACGACCTTTCCCCTCCTTGATGTCTCTCACTGCCCCGGTCTCGAATTCTATTCTGTTGCCGCTATCCGAAATAGGCATGATAATCCTCCTTATCCGAGCAGATCGTCGAGACTCGGCAGTTTACTTGAGTTAGTTTTCACGGGCACAGAAGCGGAAGCTTCGAACCCTGTTGCCGGACGTTTGTCATTGAGACGAATGAAGGTCATCGTCTTTCCGGGTTCATCTCTCTTCTCGATTTTTTCGTGCGTAACATCGCACTCTACATAGTGACCGACCAGCTCAACCGGGTCTATATCATCTCCGAGCGCGGTTCCGTCCATAGCCTGGCGGACGAAGTATGAAAAGGCATTATATGCGCCTGTATTCTCCCCGCCGTCCTTAGTCTTGAACGAATACCTTTCAATGTGTTTAGAGCCGTCCTTGGTTTCCATTGTTACTTCAAGCTTTCCGAACTTGTCCTTATAGTCAACATTGACTATCTTGAACACATGAGTGCCCTCGGGGATGAGTGAGAAGCCGTTAGTGAGTGTTATTCTTGCCATTAGTGATTTCCTCCGTTGTTTGTATTTTTAATGATATTTGCGATTATCGCAATTATAAAAAGCGTCATTTCAGCGAACAGGGTTGTCAGCACACCGAGTACAAAAGGATTGATGAACATCGTAGACCTCCTTATATCCTCGTTGTAGTCAAACGATAGCTTGTCTCTGCTGTTGAATACTTATCGAGCAGTCCATCGGCGGCTAAGTCATTTTTATTAATCTTCGTCGAGGTCGTTTTGCTGATATCCCATGAATACTGACCGCCCTTAAGAGATACTTTTTTATCCCCTTCTCGGAACTGCCCCTGACCGTATTCTTTCACGATATCCGAGATCGTTTTAAGTCTCTTAATCAGCGGAGTCAGAGGTTCGGAAAGCTTGTCTATCTGCTCTTTTAGGGCTTCGCCCTCAGTGATGAGGGCATTGATATCTGTCTCAGGGGAAAGAGTGTTTGTTCTGAGTTCCTTGAGAATATCGGCATCAGCCGTTTCATCGTATTCGGGAGATATTCCCGAGAGGACGTGATTTCTCCACCAACCTTCAGCAACTCTTATATAGTCCTCGAAATCAGGGTATCTCTCACTGATTTTGAAAGGGACAACAATAGTATTTGCGGCATTCGGTACAAATGCTTCGGGGTGCTTGTAGTCCTTATCCTCGAGGAAAGAAGCAACCATTATCACCTGATCTACGCCGAGTAAATAGGCGTATAGCGCAGCCTGTAAAGCGTAGTATTCGGGAATATCATTAGCCCAGTCTTCGCTTCGTTTTGTGGTTTTCATCTCGAGCACCGATTCGAGTTTTCCGTCCTCATCATAGTTCAGATAGTCCCACATTCCGCCGAATATCGGCTCATCGTGAAAGAAATCTCCCCGAGTGACCTTGAAGTAATTATCACCGAACTTGTCTGTGGGAGTAACGAGGTTCGGCATATAGTAGCTCTGCTTCATATACTCAGCCTGTTTTGGCTCTATAGCCTTACCCGCTATCGTATAGATGGTATCCTCGAAAGGCTCTTCGTATGTTCGGGTGATCTCGCACCAAGTCTTAAACGGGGTATTCCATTTGTTCAGCCCCATGATTGCAGCGAAGCGAGTACCCGTGATTTTCTTCGGACGCTTGGGGATATCGACTTTGATTTTATTTCCGTTAATCCACTCCATATACTGCCTTCCTTTCGTTGTCAATCGAAGCTATACAGTCAGTGATACGATTTAACACTTCGGGTGATATTTCCGGGATTTCCTCTTCGATTTGCTCGTATATGTTAGTTAGGCACTCGTAATAATCGTTGAGGGGAAGGTATTTCTTGAGAGTTACAGTGCCCTCGCCGTCTATCGAAAACTCAACTTCGGTGTAGGGCGTGAAGTTCGCAGCTCTGATAATGCTTTTCGGAACTTTGAGAAGTCCGTCGGCATCTACTGTTCTAATTACCTTGTCCATAATTAACCTCCGCATTTTTCAATCATTTCACCGATTCCGGTGATAAGCTTTTCGCAAGCCGATTTTGTGATATCCTTGAATCCGTTAGTTTTCAAGGCAACCTCCTGAATGAACTCTTCCTGATCGGGGGCAACCTCTCTAAGTTTCTTGAGAGCATCCTTGAGAGCCTTAATCTGAAGCTCGTCGGCATTACCGTTAGCCCCAGTGAGGGTTTCTTTTATCTTTGCCCTCTCTTCTGTAGTTGCAGGTGCTTTTTTCTGCTCGGAGGCGTGAGGTACTGTTGGTGTTACGTCAACCTGCGGATCAAGTTCGTCGGGCTGAGTGATGTCGAGAATGAGGTAGTACAGGTATCGTCTCATGTAGGTGATTCCCGCACCCGTCGCCTGAACCTCGTTCATTCTGAATTTCGCGGGTTCTTTGATATTTTCGGCGGGAAATGACACGTCGATATGATTCTCAGGATGGTCCACGTCGATGAGCTTACCGAGTGCCTGTCCGTCAACAAATGTCGTTATGAAAACACAGTGATATTTTGCAAAAATCTCTGTCGCCGGAGGAACAATATCTGAAAGTTCATAGTAGGTAAACTCTGCATGATTATTCACTCCCGACTGCTGAACTTTTAGGTTCGCGAAATCCGCTCTCGCGGCTAAGAGTCTTACATAGAGATTCGCACCGATAACTTCGTTCGGAGTTTCTGTCTTTTTAGCTGGCATGATTTGATTCCTCCAATATATTTAATATTTCTTTTTTAAGTGAGTTGACCTTCCGTGTATCACGGTTTCGTGGCTTGATTCCGAGAAAATCGTTGACATACTTTCTGGCAATTTGTATGTACCAGTTTTTGTCGATATCCTCTATTGATGCTTCGTTATTGTTGTCAATAAGGCAATGCGCCGGCAGTCCTCCGATTTTCGCATTCCGCCTGGTTTCTTTATGAGTTTTCATCAGTGTGCCGAGTCGTGAATCCTTTGAGGCATATACTCTGTTGCATCGTTGAGCTTGAACTTCTTGGGGATTATTCAACGGGTTAATAATCTGAAACACCCTCGAGTATTTGCCTGAAGCTTTCGCCACGATTTGAAAGGCGAGGGGGTCGGTACAGTTGTTTATCGTCTCTTCAACTGGCACATCTTTCGCAAAATAATCAACGAGTGCTTTCGCAATTATGGTCATATTGTTATTGATGTTGAATGCGCCTGCGGGTGCTATCCCTCTGACGAGCAAACCGCCTTTGACTTTCAAATTCCCATCACAAGCGATCTCGATGTAATTGTTGACGTCTTTTTGAATGATTTCTTTGATAACATCTTCTTCGAGTTCGAAGCCCGTTCTGTCCTGCCACTCTTGCGTGATTTCGGAGACTTTCAAATACTCCACATCCTCGAAACTCACCATAATACCATCGGTGTTAAGTTGGATGATTTTCAAGGTTTCACATTCGGCGGCAAGGTGGTTAGCGAGTTCCAAGAGATAGAGTTGCCCGGAGATACATACAGACCTACCCATCAATGGGTCGAAGAGGTCGTTATACTTATTGAGCATCGCACCATAGGTGGTGTTAGCAACGAGTTTCAAAGCGTTTGCAAGTGCTTTGTCTCCCGACTTCTTTGCCTGTATTCTTCTTTCCAGCATCTTTTCGTAGATTTTGGGGTTAGGAATACTGCGTGAACAATAGCCATTGACCGTCATCAAGTGGGGGTTCAGTAGTATGAAGCCACATCATAATTGCGAATCAACCTCATACACAAACCACCCCCTCTCTGCGTGAAGGTCTTAGCAGGTGTTCTCCATCCGGCTCTCCTGCGATTACACGCTTTTTGAGAGTGTTGTAGGAGATGCCGAGTATTTCACTCCATCTTTTTAAGGAATGACATTCACCGAACGCCGTAACCTTATGTGTGGAGCATCGGTTATTGCAATTTTCCTTGATTGAAACCCATCGACAGTTTTCGGGAGAATAGCCCCTGTCGTTATCGACTCTATCAAGAGTCAAGGTCTCAGAATAACCGCTCTGTAACGCCCATTCCTTGAACGCCTTGCGTTTTTTCCATTCGAGACATACTGAGATGCCTCTGCCACCATATCGAGCGTAGAAGGGGTGCTTAGGGTTCGTACAACGCTGAATCATATTGGAATGAATTACATCAAGTCTTGTCTTCACTTTCACCGCTCCTTTCTCGGTATGTCGGTATGGCTCCGTGAATTCCACCGAATCCCAGGGTACATTGACAGTCACCAATCATCAAATTGAGTTTGGACGAAAACAATTCTTCCTCGGGAATTGATTTATCGTGTATACGTTCGAAAAACTTTACCGCTTCTGCCGGAACATATTCCCAAAGAATGTTGTCCGGGAAATTATATTCCCGCTCGTCGATATGCGTTTGTGGATGAGCATCGAGGTATGCCGCTGTCAGCTTCGCGTTCGTCATGTACAGGGCTTTTTCATCAGGTATACCTTTTGCCCTGCCGAGGAACAGCTTGTTTTTCAGATAGTTTTTTCGCAGCTTGTACAGCTCTTCTGTTGCGTCGACATCGTGAACACAGTACATTACTGTTTCGTCAATTTCATAGTCAGTAAGAGCACGATCGAGGTTGAAGTCCACTTCTGATTCTTGTATATCCATGCCGAGGTGAGCTTCTATCGCCTTTAGGGACAAGCCTACCTGACAGTCATCGAATACATCAAACTGCTTGAAAAAGTAACGATTCCCACGCATCAGCGGGTGTTCCCAGCCGCCCCCGCCGCCGATTATATAGTCATTGAGTTCTTTTATGTCTTCGGGCGAAGCCTCGGCAAGAGCAGCTTTAAGGATGAATTGATCGTAGTGCTTATTGTTGAACCCGCAGAGCAGAACGTCATCGTCTCGCATAAACTCCTGAAGTGTTTCATGGTCATTGTGAATGATTGTATAGATTCCCGTTTCGGCGGACTTAAATACGAAAAGCCAATCGTGCGCGAAAACCTCGCAGTCGAAAAAATAAATCATTGTGCACCTCCGTCCTTGAATAAGCATCCGTTTTTACGATAGATACCTACTCGTGATTTGAACGCCCGCTGAAAGTATCTTCCGTTGTCTACGAAGTCAATGCATATCGGGTCTTTCTTACCCTCATGCGTTCGAGCGACACGCCCTATAGCCTGTGTAACTACGGCATAGTCCTTTTGCGGCAAGGTCATGTAAAGCACTTCAAGACATGGTATATCAAGCCCCTCTTTTGCCAGTGAAAAAGTCGCGAATAAATACTTTTTCTTGCCGTTTCGCATGTCTTCTATAGCCTGCTCGCGTTCCGCTTTGCCTCTTTTCGAAGTCATTTTCCCGGAAATCATAACGGATTGTTCCCGCATCTCGGGCGGAAGCGCCGACATCAATGTTCTCAGATGTTCGAGCCTTTCCGAAAGAACTAGCCCCGGACGATCTTGATATACCGAAATAGTTCGTACTATTGTGTCGTTTCGAGTACTGTCGGCGCAGAGGTGATTTATCATTTTCGCATATGCGATGGTGCCGTCGGAGTTCAGGCAGTCAAGAGATATTCCACTCGTTGTGTTTATCGTGCGAACAGTGACGGGCATTGTTTTTTCGGCAACAGCTTCATCAGGTACTGTATAAGCTACATGACCAAGAAGCGCGTATGTTGCCTCAATCATTCCGTCGGCTCTGTGTACGGTCGCGGAAAGTCCGAATTTATGCCGCGCTGCGATATGATTCAAGACCTTGTAAAATTGAGTCATAGTTGTCGGGCTTCCGGCTACTCGGTGACATTCGTCGACAATCACCACATCCCAGCAATCCTTGTATCGGTCGAGATCGAGTTTAGCCATCGTCTGAACCGTCGCAAAAGTTATTCCCGTACCTATCTCAACTTTTCCGCCCGTGATTGTACCTATGAGTTCTTTATCAATATACTGCTCGGCTCGCGCCTTGCTCTGATTTAACAGATCAAGGGTGTGTGTGAGCCACAGCACAGGTCGGCGATATCTTTTAGCAAGTGCTATCCCCATCTGCGTTTTACCGCTTCCGGCTTTACTTTGAAGTATTCCATACTGACTCTCTATCAGCTTGTCAACAGCCTCAGATTGATAATCATACAGAGGTACTGGCTTGCCGCCGAAGTCGATATCTTTATTACATCGGAACTCAACATCAAGACTTAGTGATTCACCGTCTACGACCATATCTGAAAACACACCTCGTGTGCCATATGGAAGAATCAAGTCATCCCCGTCTTTTTCATAAAGCGTCAGGTTTTTGGGGGTATCCCCTATCCAAAATCCCATTCGCGCTTTTTTAGCATATATGGGATTTTTAATCGTCAATGTGTTTTTGCACAGCTGAACAATTTCGGGGGTCGGGTCAGATACCCGAATGGTGCTACCAATACTCAAGCGCATGATTTCACCCAAACTTCCAACTTAACCCCCCATGAATCGAGTTCAGTTTTGTGGAGTGAGGATTTGACGCGAGAAAGAACCATTAGTGTGGTGTGAGGAATCATATAGATATTCCCCTCAATCAGAACTGCAAACCATGCTCTCCCGTTCCCAAAGCTTCTCCAAAGCTCCATTGCAAGATTCTGATTATCTTCGATTCTCCCGAGCCTGAATGAATCTCCGGAGCAAACTTTGCAGTCTATCAGATAAGCAATGCCGTTTCTGACGGCAATTACATCAGCAGGCTGACCGTCACGGTTCTGTGCGAAGTTATGTACCCAGAACCCATTGCCAAAGAGTATCTCGCAGAATGAACGCTCAAAGGCGTTTCCAGCTTGTTTGTTTGAATGTTTCATTGTTTTACCTCTTCATTTGAATTTAGGACAAGTTGCCATTTTGTGTTTCGCATCTCTTACAGGTTTTCCGTGTCTCGGGAATCTTGCCCGAAGCAAATCGTACTCGAGTGACTGCTGCTTGTGAATTTCCTTGAGAAGTTCTTGTCGAGCAGAGAACCATTCAAGGTATACTGTGCAGGTAGCATGGCATTTGATATCACGGTTTTCACATTGGCGGCAGGGGTTAATCGGCACAGTTCATCACCTCACTTTCCAATGACTTCGGTTTATTCAGGCTTTTACCAACCATTCCGATTCCTATCCCTTTTCTTTTTGAGGTGATACGCACAATAGTCCTCGGAAGCTGAAATCTCACGAAAACATTCCGTTTCATAGGTATAGGCGCAGCATTTTCCGTCCCATCCGTTACTCGGACGATAGATATCGCGAAGCCAATAACAAGTTTTGCAGATGTTTTTTCTGTGCCATTCCTGCTTTTTAGGGACATCCGCGGTCTTTTCGAGTCTTTCCATTGCGTTCACTCCTATTGGCTTTGATTCTGGCTCTGACTCTGTTCTCGAAAGCTATCAGCTTGTCCTCGTGAATAAATCCATAGATGATAAGTACGACGACAAGGATCTCAAAAGCGGTCTGAATTGCAAATTTTAAAGCCATAGTTATATCTCCCTCTCTTTCAGCTCACCGCACTCATCCGTTCGGTGGAACTGGTTAGCGAAACCGAGAATAGAGTTGCGCATTTTGATATAATCTGCGTCATCGCATTGCATCGAACACAGATGATACGCAAGCTGGCAAGCAAGCCTTTTATCCGCTTTGAGGTGTAGGCTGCCGCACCACAGCGGATAGCAAGAATAATCGAGGTCTGCGCCTCTGAGGTCTGCGCGTCTGAGGTCTGCGCCTCTGAGGTCTGCGTCGCTGAGGTCTGCGCCTCTGAGGTCTGCGCCTCTGAGGTCTGCGTCGCTGAGGTCTGCGCGTCTGAGGTCTGCGCGTCTGAGGTCTGCGCCTCTGAGGTCTGCGTCGCTGAGGTCT